TGGTTCTTCAGGCGGTGTATCTATAACAGATGGATTAATAGATATTAGAACAGGCACAGGAAGTGTAACTAAAGTAAAGTTTTATTGTGAATCATCTAACGCACACGCACAAACACTTCAAGCACAACCACACTCAGCTTCAAGTAGTGCTGTAGTAGTATTACCTGTAGCTTCAGGCACACTTGTTGGTAGTGGTGATAGTGGCACTGTAACAAATACAATGTTGGCAGGTTCTATCGCCGATAGTAAATTATCTACTATATCTACAGCGGGTAAAGTTGATATTGGTGCATTAGAAATAGATGGTGCTACTGATATAGGTGCAGACTTAGCAGATGCAGATTTAATTATTGTAGATGATGGCGGAGGCGGAACAGAAAGAAAGTCTGCCGTGTCTAGAATACCAACTTATGTATTTAGTAAAGTAAGTGGTGATGCTACAGTTGCTTCAAATGGTGCTTTAACTATTGCAAGTGATGCAGTAGAACAATCAATGATAGCTGATGATGCTGTGGGTGCAGACCAATTAGCATCTAGTGCTGTGGTAACTGCTTCTATAGTTGATGATGCAGTAACTCAAGCTAAGATTGCAGATGATGCAGTTGGGGCAGACCAACTTGCAGCAAACGCAGTTGTCAATGCAAGTATAGCATCTAGTGCAGCAATAGCAGATTCTAAATTAGATACAATATCTACTGCAGGTAAAGTTGCTTTATCAGCTTTAGAAATAGATGGTGGCACAGACATTAGTGCAGATTTAACAACATCAGATTTAATTATAGTAGATGATGGTGCAGGTGGTACAAATAGAAAAGCTGCATTATCAAGATTAACAACTTTTATGACAGGCCAAGGGTTCTCTACAGACGACCCAACAGCATTGGCAATCGCATTAGGATAGGAGGGTAAATGGCAAATACATTTAAAGTAGTAACAAAAGCAGGTGTAACAAGTGCTGATGTTATCTATACTGTGGCTAGTTCTACAACAACTGTAGTTCTTGGAATCATGGTAGGTAACACAACAACATCACAGATTACTGCAACAGTAAGTTTAGGTTCAGACACTAGCAACAGAGCAGGTGCAAATGATGAAGCTAATCAAACAGTTGAACTAGTAACTAATGCACCCGTACCTGTAGGTGGTACACTTGAACTATTGTCTGGTAACAAAGTGGTTATGGAAACAACTGACACACTTTCGTTAACAGCTTCAGGTGCTGCAGATATAGCTTTATCAATTATGGAGATAACCTAGAATGGCATACGTTGGTACACCTATAGATACAATTAATCAGTTTCAGTCTTTAGTAGGAAAAAGATTTAGTGGTGATGCTAGTACAACAGCGTTTACATTAGATGTTGCTCCTACCTCTACATTAGACATAGAAGTCTTTGTAGAAAATGTCAGACAGGACCCAAACTCTGCATATAGTTTATCAGGCACTACATTAACATTTGCTGCCGCACCTCCTAGTGGTACAAATAATATTTATGTAGTACATCAAGCAAAAGCAGTAGGAACAATTAGTCCTGCAGCAGGAACTGTCAATGCAGATTCTTTTGACAACACAGTTATATCTGGACACACAGCTTTAGCTGCAACTCCTGCAGATACAGATGAATTTTTAATATCAGATGCAGGAACAATTAAAAGAATAGACTATTCATATATAAAAGCAGCTAACACACCTGCTTTTGAGGCATATGCGGGTTCAGATTTATCTTTAAGTAATAATGTTCATACCAAACAACAATATAACACAGAAGTTTTTGATACGGATAGTGCCTACGATAATTCATCTAATTATAGATTTACACCACAAACTGCGGGTAAATATTTTGTTTACGCTCAAACAAAAGTTGAAGCAGGAGCAGATTCTTTACAATTTGTCCAAAGTTCTATTTACAAAAATGGTTCTCAGTACAGAGAACAAATGCATGACGCAAGAAATAATAATGGTTTACAATTTTCAGTTTTTGTCTCAGCAATAGTAGATATGAATGGTAGTTCAGATTATGTTGAAGGATATATAAAAGGTTTTGTAACTGGTGGTGATTTACACTCAAGGTCAGGCACAAAGTCAACATCATTTGGAGCATTTAAAATTATAGGAGCATAGTATGGCAAGTTTATTTACAAAAGTAAAATTATATATAGAGGCAAACTCTGCTACTTGGGATGATACAAAAGTGTCTTTACAAAATGATGGTGGTGAAGATTATATTAAAACATGGACATATAGTTTTTCTAAACCAACAGATTTACAAATTGCATCTTACGAAACAGCAGGTAACACCACTGAATCAAATACAAATGTAGATTCAAAAAGAAGAGCAGGGTATTTAACATGGCAAGAACAATTAGATAAACTGTATCACGATATTGATGATGGTAAATTAGATAAGACAGGTTCTTGGTACACACATATCAAAGCAGTAAAAGACGCAAACAGTAAAGGGTAGTCATGGCGTTTGGAGAAGTTGGAACATCACTATCCAAGATAAAAGCCAATAGCTTAAATCTTGCAGGTACATTTGGATTTAGTGGCACAGTATCGGGATTAGCTGATGAAACACCTTTAGTATTAATCAGCACATTTACTTCTGACGGCTCTGATGCAACTGCAAGTTTTACTAGCGGTATAGATTCTACATATAAAGAATATTTGTTTGTGTTTAATAATATTCATCCTGAGACTGATGGTGTCAGATTAACTTTTCAAGGAAGCACAGATGGGGGTAGTAACTATAATACAACAATTACTTCTACTTGTTTTAGAGCACAACATGATGAAGGTAGTTCAGATACTAATCTTTTATATAATGCCGCTGCTGACCAAGCACAAGGCACAGCTTTTCAAAAATTGATGGATGAAAGAATAGGAAATGATAATGACCAATCAGCATCAGGAATATTAAGATTGTATAATCCTAGTTCTACTACTTTTGTAAAACATTTTTTATCTACAAACGTAATTTATCAAAAAGATAATTATGTTAATCATAATTTTGTAGCAGGATATTTTAATACAACTTCTGCCATAAATGCCATTCAGTTTAAAATGGATAGTGATGAAATACAAGGCGGAACAATAGATTTATTTGGGGTGGTATAGTGGCACTTAGTAAATTAGCAGCAAACTCTTTTGACCTAACAGATAATTATGCTCTAACAGGCACAGTGACTGGAGTGACATCTACACAAAAAATTTTTTTAATTAAAAATTTAGATGCAAGTTCTAGTAGCACATTAAGTTTTGTTGATGGTTCTAGTAGTGTTGATTTAGATAATACATATAAAACATATTTATTTAGATTTAATAATATGCATCCATCTGCTGACCAATCAGACTTACAATTTCAAGGTAGCACAGATGGAGGTTCTAATTATAATACAACAATGACCACTACTTTTTTTCAAGCATATCATGATGAGGGAGGTAGTTCTGCTGCGTTAAGTTATGATGGCAATCATGACCAAGCACAAGGAACATCATTTCAAACAATTCACAGATATGTGGGTAATGGTAATGATGAGTGTTCTAGTGGTGAGTTATGGTTGTTTAATCCAAGTGATACAACTTTTGTTACACATTTTTTTTCAACAGCTAGTGATTATACGGGCAATGATAATAATAATGTAATTCGTGTTGCAGGTTATTTTAATACAACATCAGCTATTAATGCAATACAGTTTAAACAATCTTCAGGAACAATGGATGCAGGGAGGATAGCATTATATGGCATTAAGTAAAATACAACCTGCATCAATGGACCTAACTGCCAATTATGCTTTTACAGGGACCAACTCTGTGGCAGGATTAGAGTATGCAGAAAAAAAATTATCTACAGTGACAGCGTCTGGAGATAGTGCTTTAAGTTTCACTAGTAGCATAGATAGCACTTATAATATTTATAAGTTTAGATGGATTAATATACACCCTTCAGGAAGTGGGGGCAGTGGTGTTTCTGATTGGAAGGTAAATTTTAGAGATGGAGGTAGTAATTTTGATGCCACTAAAACAACAACAGCGTTTGGTGCTTATCATAATGAAGCGGGTAATGATACCTCTCTTTCTTATAACACGGGTGCTGATTTAGCACAATCTACATCAGACCAAATTTTAAGTGTTCATGGTCATGTTGGAGGAGGTGCAGATGAAAGCTGTAGTGGTGAAATGTTTTTATTTGACCCAAGTAGTACAACTTTTGTAAAACATTTTACAGCAGTTAATCAAAACTATTATAATGGTACATATTCAATAGTAGCTTATGTAGCAGGTTATTGTAATACTACCACTGCTATTGATGGTGTAACTTTTAAATTTACTAGCGGAAACATAGACTCAGGTACAATAGAAATGTATGGAATTAACTAGAGAAATTGATATAAAGGGAAAGGAGTAAAAAATGCCAAGATATCACAATATAAACGGAGTAAAAGTCCAATTCACAGCAGAAGAAGAAACTGCTCGTGACGCTGAAGAGAAAGCATGGGCTGACGCAGCTCCTGCTAGAGCTTTAGAAAACCTTAGGTCCAAGAGAAATAGACTTTTAGCAGAGACAGATTATCTAGCTTTATCAGATAATACTCTTAGTGATGATATGAAAAAGTATCGTCAAGATTTAAGAGACTTACCTGCAGGAAAAGATACAGTCTTCATTTCCT